GTCCGGTTGATGCGGTATGTAACGCAATAGATAAAATTATCGGTATAGAAACTTCATTAAGTGAATATATTGTTCAAGGTGTCAGTTCAGGAAAAGATGCACAGGGTGAAGTTAAGGTTTCTGTTTCAATTAAGGGAAGTATTTACAGTGGTAGAGGTGCGTCAACTGATGTTATTGAGGCCAGTGGCAAAGCGTATCTAAATGCTATTAATAAATATTGCATGATAGCAGCGATTTAAAGAAAATAATTGAAAGAGGCGTAAAAAGCCTCTTTCAATTGAGCATTTATCTGACTCGATTATAATAGTAATAATGTAAATTATTACAAAGGAAAATTAAATGAAGAAGCTATTAAAGTTATTAAATGGATGTTAAAATTTAAATACAAGCATGGATTATCTAGAAAATTAGCAAAATTATATAATGTGTCAGAAGTAACAATTAGTATGATTAAAGCAAATAAAAAATGGGGTCATATAAAAGTATAATATTCTTATTAATATTGGTAAGTTCACTCAGGAAGAATGTGATAAAGCAATTGAGAAGATAGGTTTTTAATTAAGAGATAATAAAATGGGAAAGCCCATTCAACAATCGTATGTCGCTATTCAAGGAACCTTTTCATGTCGAGGCAATTAGATAATTGGTTAGCTCATTATATGAAGTACACACAGCGAACAGAGCCACCAGAACTATACCATTTGTGGTCTGGACTGACTGCAATAGCTTCCGCATTACGAAGAAAGTGCTATTGTAACTGGGGAGCACTTCGTGGTTATGTTTATCCAAACTTATTTGTATCTCTTGTCGGTCCACCTGGAGGACGGAAAGGCACAGCCATGAAAATTGCAAAGAGCTTTGTACAAAAACTAGATGTTAATATCGGTGCAGATTCATTAGGATCCACCCAGGCGTTGTACAGAGAACTCATGGACAGCGAAGATACTTATGTTGATCATGCTGGACTTACTCGTAAGCATAAGAGCGTATCAATCTGGTCAGAAGAATTTCAAGTCTTCTTGAACGACAGAGATCAGATGCTTCTAGCATCCCTAACCGATCTGTTTGATTGTGCAGATACTTGGAAGTATAAAACCTTAGCAAGAAAGACTGAAGACATATCCAATTGTTGGCTAACATTATTTGGATGTATTACTCCTAGTCTTTTGCAATCTAAACTGAGTCAAGACGCAGTTGGTGGTGGCTTAATCTCTCGGATTATTTTCGTAGTTGGCCAGGGTCCCAAGCAAAGAAGAGCCTTGCAGTTTTTGACTGAAGAGGAGGAAGATACACAAATAAAGTTAGAAAACGACCTACAGGAAATTGCCAACCTATCTGGACAGTTCACACTTAGTAAGGATTTTCTCAAAACTTATGTGCGTTGGTATGAGCAAGACTATGACGAATCTGGAGTACCAAGTGAGAGGTTTTTAGGTTATAATCATAGGAGGCCCCTTCATTTGAATAAGGTTTGTATGCTTGTATGTGCCGCTGAATCTGACGACATGATAATCACGGCTGAACATTTCGAGCAAGCCTTGGCAATAATGCAAGCAACAGAACTTGAGATGCCAAACGCATTCTATGGACTTGGCTTATCTAGTCAGGCTAACATCTATGCAAAGATACTTTCATTTATTGATAGTCATGAATCTTTTGAATGGACAGAACTGGTTAGGAATTTCCACCTAGATGTAGACAACATACCTCAGCTACGTGGCTATGTTGAAATGGCTGAGCAATCTGGAATACTCAAAGCCGAGAATTCTGCGACAACTTGCATGTATACCACCATTCGTAAGCAACAAAAGATTCGTGATCCAACATATCTTGATAGAACAATCTTTAGGTTGATGGATCGGAATGTTATTAAAAATCAAATGGAGAAGAACTAAATAAATGGAAAAGATGCCTCATATAGAACATTATACTGGTGTAGGATCAAGAAAAACTCCTGGAAATATAATGAAACTTATGATTAAAATTGCTAAGAAGATGGCAATGAATAATATTATACTTAGGTCTGGAGGAGCTGACGGTGCTGATTCAGCTTTTGAAGCTGGTTGTAATGATATGAAAGGCCCTAAAGAAATATATCTTGCTAATCAATGTACTATTAAAGCTATGGCTATTGCTAAACAATTTCATCATGCTTGGAATGCTTGTTCAGAATATGCTCGAAAACTTCATGGACGTAATGCATTTCAAGTTCTTGGTGTTAATCTCAATATGCCTAGCAGATTATTGATTTGTTGGACACCTGACGGTTGTGAATATCATGAAACTCGTTCTCGTAAAACTGGAGGTACTGGCACTGCAATTTCAATTGCCGAACATTACAAAGTACCTATCTATAATTTATTTAATAAAAAGCAACAAGATTTTTGGCTTGATTGGATAAATAAATAAAACTAATTTAAGGAGCTTACATGACACCAGCTACAAAAGTACTATTCTTTGACACTGAAACTTCAGATTTTATTAAAAAAGCTCTCTCTGCCAATGATCCCGAGCAGGCCTGGACAGTACAGATAGGAGCAATTCTTGCCAGTCAAGAAGAAGAATTTGATCAAATGAATGTCATCATCAAAAGTAACGGCCGTTCAATGAACTATTATGCCCAAGAAGTGCATGGCATCACCATTGAGAGAGCCGACCAAGAAGGAATAGACGAACTAATTGCTGCCGAACAATTTGGTTTAATGCTCAGAGAAGCTGATCTGGTTGTCTGCCATAACTTTGCTTTTGATTGGAACTACGTTTACCAGATGATGGAACGCAACTTGGAAGAGCTATCAGACCTGGCGAGAAGTGCATTCTATCTTGACCTGCCAAACCATTGTACCATGAAAGATAAGAATGTAGTAAAAATGTGTGGATTAAAAAACAAGGCTGGCCGTGCAAAATGGCCCAAACTAACCGAGTTGCATGAACACTTATTTGGTGAATGCTTTGATGGTGCTCATGATGCATATGCAGATATCAGTGCAACTAAGCGATGCTTTTTTGAGTTGGTGAATAGAGGAATTGTTACTCCTAACTTAGAGGGTTAATATGGATAGAAATATTATGATATCTTACCTTAGAAATCATTATGGTATTGATGAACTTGAATTACGTACAGCAAGATTACAGGCTGCTACTGAACTTGAAAGACTTTATAAGATTGAAAAAGGCTTAAAAGATCTTGTATCAAAAATAGAAAAACATAATAATGGAGTTTAACTATGCAAATTGATCCTTGTCCATCAGAAGATGATTATGAGCCAAGCCATTCTTTACGTGCAATTGAATGGCAAAGCTTTGCTACTAGAGTCTTCAATCATATTGAATCCTACACAGTGCCACAATACGGAGATAAGGGTAACGATCAATGTTCAGAGTTTAGCGAAGCTGACTTTATCACCCAAATGAAAAAGTATCTAAATCGTTATGGAAAAAACTCTCGTGAAGGCCAACAGATGCTTGACCTGTTAAAGATTGCACACTATGCAGGGATGCTTTATACAAAACTTGCTGAAGAAACCCAAGAGATTGATAAAATAATCATGCATGAATAAGGATATTTATGGAAATACAAAAATTTATAATCACTATCCAGTGGGGAAAAGGTATGCATTATGTTGCATCTACTTGTGCAACTGAAAAACATGCGGCAGAATT